GCAGACGGGCGATGCTGTTCCTGCCACCGTCCACTTCGTCTTCCGCTTCTGCGACCTCGACAACGTGCAGCCGGGATTCCTGCCAAAGAAGGGCGACAGAATCGTGTCGATCAACGGGGTGGCCTGCGACTTCAACATCATCAAGGCGTCGAAGGCGTCGGCGTTCGGCGGCAACAGGCAGAAGAGTTTCGCCAAGCCGATCCTCCTTCACGTCGATGCCGAGCAGCAGCGGAAGCAGTTGGGGTCGATCTAATGGCAATCGCCGTCCGCATCGCTCCCTACGGAAAGTTTCGCAAACTCATCAGCGACATGAATCGGCTCGACGAGATTCTCCTTGGGGATAAGACGCAGAACGCGATGGAGAGGCTCGCGCACGCGACCAAGGACTTCATCGTGGATGGGATCGAGAAGACTCGTCCTAGCTGGAAGGAACTGAACGAGATCACCAAGACCATCAAAGGGAACGATCAAATCCTGATCGACAGCGGATCGTTCGTGGACGCGATGAAGGTCTGGAAGTCAGGGGCGAGGTGGTACGCAGGTCTTCCAGATGGTGCCAAGGGGGACAAAGGGCAAGACCTCGGCATCGTCGGCGAAGTCCACGAAAACGGGGCGCACGTTCCCGTGTCCGACGAGATGCGGAAGTTTTTCGCCGCAAATGGATTCCCGCTGCGCGACGGGACAAAATTCGTGAGAATACCTGAGCGTCCGTGGTTCGCTCCCGCTCGGGAGGAACTCAACGAGTACGCGGACGAAGTGCTGAACCCGCTGGTGGACTCGCTTCTTGAGGAGATCGGGTAGATGCCCGTTCACGTTGACGAATTCAGGACGGACGAAGGAGTGACGTTCGACACGCCGATTTTTCCAGCCACGGCGAGCCGCTCCGTCGTGCTTTCTGATTTCGGCCTCACCTTGAGAAAGCTCGACACCGATCAGACGAAGTACGACCCGATGGGGAAGTATTACGAGACGGTGGTGACGCTGGAGAACTGGAAGGCCGAGGGGCTGACGGAACTTTTCGGCTTCGAGACCATCGGGTTTGTTGACCCGATCATCGAGAACCAAGACCCGCTGACGGCGGCCAAGATCAGCTTTCAACTTTCCAACGACGACGGGGCGACGTGGCTCGTCTGGGTAGATGGTCCTGATGCGTGGTTGCCTGCAGTGGGCATTTACGCGGGGCTGTTCAACGACGAGACGACGGTGGACCTCCGCTTCCCTCTTTTCCCCTTCTCCGCGCCAAGGCAACTTCGGCTGCGTGTGAAGCTCACGCCGGGGTTGAGCGGCATTCAGCGGCCCGTCCTCTTCGACACCATCATCTACAACAAGCACAGGATGGATTTGTACGAGGACGTGACCCGCTCGATGAAGAGATACATCGACGACGCCATCCACGTTCCGATGTTTTTCTACGCCGATATTTCAGTTCCCTCCCCTACCGTCCTCGTCGAGCAGGAGATCGGGCTGGACGTGAAGATCGTCGAACCCATCAAGGTCTTCAACACGACGACGGACCCCGGAAAGAACATCGACCTCTTCGTTGCCATTGCCCCAGATGGTCGGACGATCCTCATGTCTGGGCCGCAGGTGGGGAAGATTGAGGTGCAGTTTGTCGGCGTGCCTGACGTGTTCATCGGGGCCGAGGAATTCTTCCAGATCAGCAAGATTCCCTCGGTGGTTGTCTCCGTGACGAGCATGAAGCAGTACCTCAACATCAGGAACAGGGCACCTGAGCGCGAGCGGTCCCTCGCTCGGATGGTGGGCAGGATGCAGTTCACTCGCCTCTACTACCGCATCAAGGCGACGGTTCGGGTGCAGTCCTCGCTCAAGCGCGAGGCGTTGCAGATGACCGATGCCATCGAGCGCATCCTCGACCAAGGACAGTGCTTCAAGTCCGTGTCGAACGGCGAGTGCTACTGCGTGATGGAGCAAATCAACTCGGTGGCGGAAGATCGAGTGGCCCAAGGGCTTTTCGTGGGGGCTGTGAACCTCGACATCATCGGGAAGATTTGGCTCACCGACGAGATTGAACCCGGCACGAAGGAAGGTTTGGCGGGCCTTGCGGCGATTGATGGTAAAGTGCCGCTTGTCCGAGAGGTTGAGCTTTCGGTGGGAGGGGTATTCACCTGCAACTTGAACATCCCGCCCCACCTTCGTAGAGTGTACCGAGAGAGATTCCCCATCAACGACTGATGGTAAGGAGGCCGCGATGCTGGACCCGAACGAACCGAAGAAGACCATCATGAGTATCTCCCCGATGATGTGTACCGTGAATCTCGACACGAAGGACGCCAAAGGCATCCGCGAGAGCCTCCTTCTTCAGCCAAGACAGCAGAAGGAAGTCACGCTGTCACAGTTTCGCAGCGCGGAGTTGCAGAAGCTCATCGGGGCGAGGTTCATCGTGGACGTGACCGCCGCGCACGAAAAAAGGGCGCAGCGGGAAGCCGAAATCAAGTAGAGGAGATGGTGAAGCGGTGCAGCTTCAGACAAACCAGCGTCCGACCAAGTGCTTTCCCGAACGTGTGAAGTTTCGGGAGCGGATTCTTCGTGCCAAGACCAAAAAAAACTCGCTCACCTTCACACCGCGTAAGGAGAACTAGCGATGGCCCTTGCAGGAATTGAAACCCTCCACCCCGATGTTTTCGTAATCGAGGAGCGCGGCATTCCGCGCATCATCGGTGTCGGCGTCAACACAGGTGGATTCGTTGGCGTTGCTGAGAAGGGTCCGACCAACCGCGCTGATCTCGTCACCAACATGACGCAGTTCACGGAGAAGTTCGGCGTCCTCTTCGGGGGCAGCTACCTCGAACCGTCCGTCCGCGCCTTCTTCAACGAAGGTGGGACGCGCTGTTTCATCTCCCGCGTCATCGGCCTCGGGGCCACGGCAGCAGACACCGCCCTTGCTGACAGCGAAGGGGTTCCTTCAATCGAGGTGGACGCCATCTCTCCCGGTGCGTGGGGGAATGAAGTGTCCCTTCAGACAGAGCGGTGGCGCACGACAATCGCCCCGTCGCCTCCGTTCCCCATCGTCCCGCCCGTCGCTCTCGGCTCGACGATGATCCCAGTCTTTTCGATCCGCAACGTGAAGCGTGGCGACCTTGTTCGCGTCTTCGACCCGGTGTCGCTCAACGAGACTTTCTTCTTCGTCTACACCATCGACGTTGCCAGCCGCCTGCTCATCTGCCGTCCGCTGGGAGGCGTTCCTGCGGCGTTTGATTACCCCGTGGGAAGCCTCGTCCACTCCGCGACGGACCACAGGATCACGACTGCCCTCGATGAAGCTCTCGTGAACGGCGCGGACAACGTACTCATCAAGAACACGAACAACCTCGCCATCGGCGCACGGATGTACTTCGACGATGGCCTGAACTTCGCCACGGCGGTCATCACCCGCATTGATGGTCGGCGCATCCGCTTCGCCCCCATCGCAACGTCAGCGGCAGCGACGCTCCCGAAGGACACCACCATCGCGGCGTCGCAGGAGTTCAACCTCACGGTCTTCGAGAAGGGCAAGTTCAAGGAGAAGTTCGACGGCCTCTCGCTTGAGACCACGAACACCCGTGATTACTTCGGGACGAGGCTTGCAGGCGAATCGAACGAGTCGAAGCTCATCACGGTCACGGACCTCTTCCCGCCCGTCGTGGACCCGAACCTCGCTATCCCGGCACCTGTGACGGCACAGGCACTCAACGGGGGCACGGAAGGCGCACCTCTGACGGACAACGACTTCATCGGCTCCGACGTGCCGCCGAAGAGCGGGCTGTTCCTCCTCGACGAGCAGTCCGAACTCAACTTTTTCTCCATCCCCGGCATCACGACCGTCTCGGTCGCACATGAGATGGCCGATTTCGCTGACCGTAGAGGAAACGTCATCGCGGTGCTGGATGCCCCGATTGCGGCGGACGAGCCTCTCGAAATCATCAACTACCGCAACATCGAACTCAACGTGGACACGTCGTTCGCGGCCCTGTACTACCCGTGGGTGATCGTCCGCGACGAGCAGGTGGGTGGAAATCGCGTGGCGATGCCGCCCTCGGGCCACATTCAGGGCAAGTACGCTGAAATCGGGATCACTCGTGGCGTCCACTTCGCTCCTGCGAACGTGACCCTGCGCGGCGTTCTCGACCTCACCCACAACACCTCCGACGGGGAACAGGACTTGCTCAACCCTATCGGAGTGAACGTCATCCGTGCGTTCGCGGGCGAAGGCATCCGCATCTGGGGTGCCCGCACCCTGACGAACTTCCACGATGGTCGGCACTACGTCAACGTCCGCCGCCTCCTCAACTTCATCAAGGAGTCGCTCAAGCGCGGCCTGCGCTTCGCGGTCTTCGAGTTGAACGAGCCGAGGACGTGGCAGACCGTCACCCTCGCCGTCACGGAGTTCCTGCGGAGTCTCTTCCTGCGCGGGCAGCTTTTCTCGCCCGACGGGACGGAAGCTCGCGCCTTCTTCGTGAAGTGCGATGCTGAAACCAACCCGATCAGCGAAATCCGTGAAGGCCGCATGAACATCGAGGTCGGAGTCAACCCGCCGATCCCGGCAGAATTCGTGATCGTCCGCATCGGCATCTTCGATGGTGGAAGCACCGTCGAGGAAGAACTCGCTCGCAGGTAGGAGATGAAAGTTGGGATTCGGAGTATTCAACAACGAAGCTCTTGTTGAGGGGGCCAACGCAGCGGCAGCGCGGTTGGTTACTCCTGCACGCAAGTACATCTTCGAGGTGGTTTGTCCTGCGTTGGGTAACTTGGGGAGCTTCTCCAAGATCAGCGGCATCAGGGAAGAGATCGAGGTCATTGAGAAACGTGA